CCACAGAGGATGAGTTCAACGCCATGTACCGCCGGATTATCGGCGAGGACGACAATGGCAGTGCTGTCGAGTCCGACAACCCACATAACTGGGGTGTATCATGGACCACGGTATCTGCAAAGAAGGCCGAGCTTGATGCCGCCGAGCCTATGAAGCTGCTTCGTGCCGAGCGGGATCTCCGTATCGCCCAGACAGATTGGTGGGCCTCTTCGGATCTAACCATGAGTACGGAGCGTACAGCGTATCGTCAGGCGCTGCGTGACATTACCAAAAGCTACAACAGTCTTGATGATGTGGTGTGGCCGACAAAGCCGGAGTAAGCGATGAGTAGAGCGCGTGAATTTGCAGACCTCGCTGGTTCGGCTGATGCCGGTGGCCTGACAGGCAAAAACATCCTTATCAACGGTGGTATGACCGTGGCGCAGCGTAGCACCTCCACGTCAATGGCGCATGATGGCACAACAGATGCTTTTGGGGTTGATAGATTTAGAATATCTATGGGTGGAACTCACGAACAACTTGACGGCACTTTTGCTCAAGTTACTGACCACCCTTTGAGTGTAAATGGAAAGTCATCAAAATGGACAACCGGCACAGCAGAAAGTTCCTACGATTCAGATGAATATTTTTATTTTGCACAGCTAATTGAAGCGCAAAATCTACAACACCTTAATTACGGCAATTCTAATGCTCAATCAGTAACACTGTCCTTTTACGTCAAATCGTCTGTGACGGGTACGTTTGCTTGTAACCTGTATAAGGAAGATAGCACTACAAGAGTTATTAACAAAACGTATGTTATTTCCTCTGCGAATACTTGGGAGAAAAAGAGTATAACATTTCCCGCTGATACTGGTGGCGGTGGAATTGCTAACGATAACGGTACGGGGCTGTATGTATCTTGGCATTTGGCCGCAGGGTCTGGTGCAGTCGGCGGTGGCTCTAATGGTGCTTGGAAAAATTATGGTGGGTTAACTGATTGGGCAGACGGACAGGCAACAAATGCTGTTGCAACAACTGCGGGTGCAACATGGCAAGTAACAGATTGCCAACTTGAATTGGGCGAACAGGCCACGCCGTTCGAGCATCGGTCTTTTGGCGATGAGTTGGCTAGGTGTCAGAGGTATCATCAACGACGAAGCGGCAGAATTAACACTCTTCTAACATCTACTGGTGGTGCAAACCGACACGCACAGGTTTATTTTACTCAATCCATGAGAGCCGCCCCGACTGTGACTGGCGCAACTAGTTCTCTGACTTTCTTTGCTCAACACATCGACGAACAATCATGCGATGCGGGGAATACATTTCCTAACAGTGGAACAGGAGACTTTTACATTGAAAGTCTTGTCATGGATGCGGAGTTGTAATTATGGATGAAATGAATATTACATCAGTACAGTATTGGGCAAGCACTGTTGACGGCAGCAATTCAAGTATCAAAGCCACTATTGATGGCGAGGTAATGTTTGTACCCCTCGCACCCGGCAACCGCCACTTCGACGAAATAATGAAACAGGTCGCAGCCGGTGACTTGACCATCAAGGACGCTGACTGATGTTTGGCGAACTGGCACTATCTGAAAGGGCGATAGCCGCACAGGGTATCCTGTCTTTTGGCAGTTCCAGTATGATTGGCACCTTCAGCAAGGTAACTGCTGCTGCCGGTCAACTCTCAGGGATCATTGAAGCCTCTGCTAACTTCACCCAAGACACTGACGCGGTAATGATTGCCAGCGCAAATGTCGTAAAGTCGTTTAACTTTACACAGACATCAACAGGGACACGAATACAAACAGGGGCAGCAAGCTCCATCTTTGACTTCACGCAAAGCACCGCAGGGATATTTATTGGCTCTGGCGTGTCTACGCTTGACGCAAACTTTACGCAAAGTAGCGCGGGCATAACAGTTGTCAGCGGTATATCAGAGCAATCGTTTAACTTTACACAGGTCAGCACGGCAAGCCTGATTGCTCACGGCCTGATAAACATCAACACACAGTTTGATCAAACTACTGTTGGAATAGCTCTTAGAACCGGCGCATCCACGATGGACTTTGCGTTTGATCAGACAACCGCCGCTAACCTTATTCTTACTGACGCAGCAGAAATTATCGCTGTTTTTGTAATGACCACGGACGGCGGGCTGTTGTGGGAGCGTATAGATCCCGGCGGTTCGCCGAATTGGGCAGCAATCACACACAGCGGCGACTCGTGGACAGAAATCTCTACAGGTGGTACAACAGATACATGGACAGAAACGGTGGTTTAAATGGCTTCCACATATACAGTAAACAGTGGCATTGAAAAACCCGGCACCGGTGAACAATCAGGTACTTGGGGCACAACCACAAACACAAATTTTGACATTATTGACCGTGTGCTTAACGGTGTTGGTACGATTACGCTGTCCGGCACAACCACCACATTAACCACGTCGGATGGTTCTTTGTCGGATGGTCATTATAGGGTTTTGGTTTTGGGGGGATCTCCTTCTGGCACTAACACAATAACCATTAGCCCGAATGATCAAAGCAAGTTTTTTGCTGTATATAACAATTCTGGGCAAAGTGCTGTGTTTACTCAAGGCAGTGGGGGTAACGCTACCATTGCAAACGGTGATTTTGGTTTAATTTATGCAAACGGCGCTGGCGCGGGTTCGGCAGTGACGTTGATGGCATTCCCAGTTACGTCAAGTCAGATTGCTGCGGACGCTGTAGCAACGGCCAAAATTGCAGATAGCGCAGTAACTTCCGCCAAGATAGCGGACGGCACAATAGTTGCCGGAGATATGGCAGATGATGCAGTAACCGCAGCAAAACTTGCTAGTGATGCTGTCGTAAATGCAAGCGTTGCTTCTGGAGCAGCAGTCGCATTTAGTAAAATGGAAAACCTTACGGCATCTCGCGCATTGGTATCTGACGGCAACGGAGATGTTTCTGTCAGCGCAGTAACAAGCACAGAGGTTGGTTATTTAGATGGCGTAACCAGCAACGTACAGACACAGATCAATAACATTGCTGGATATCCTCAAGTCATCACAGTCCTAACATCAGGCTCTAGCTATTCAATTCCCTCTGGAGCGCAAGCGGTGCTAATTAGAGCCTCTGGCGGCGGTGGCGGTGGCGCTGTTTGGCGGTTTTCTGGAAATGTTGCAGCTAATGGTACGGCGGGTAGCGACACAACTGTGTCTAATAGTACGTTGAGTATTTCTGTAACAGCTAAAGGTGGTAACAAGGGAATTAACGCTACCTCTGGAGTTTCAGATTTCTTAACAGGGGATTCTGGCGGAGACGTACAAGAGGGTTCTGGCGCTGCCGGAGGATCATCCTACAAAGACAATTATGATGTTGATATGGGAGATGGTCGCCCTGCTAACCTAGTGACAAAATATGTAACAGGATCAAACGTCGGCGGAGAAACTTTAACTATTTCTATCGGCGGGGGCGGTGCCGGTGGTAGTGCGGGTGGTTTGACTGCTGCAACGGGAGCTTCTGGGTACGTTGAAATTTGGGTGTGGTAGATGCCGCTTACAAAGTTACAGTTCCGACCCGGTGTAAACCAAGAGATCACCTCGTACTCTAACGAAGGTGGCTGGCGCGATTGTGATAAAATCCGATTTCGCTTTGGCTACCCTGAAAAGATGGGCGGGTGGGAAAAATATAGCTCTTCCACATATCTTGGTTCTGCTCGTGCGCTGCACAACTGGATCGCGCTTGACGGTTCTAACTACTTGGGCATTGGCACTCACCTTAAATACTACATTGAAGAAGGTCAGGGTCTTAACGACATCACTCCGATACGACTGACTACGGGTGCGGGAGACGTGACTTTTGCAGCCAGTAATGGAAGCACAACAATTACCGTCACAGACGCTTCGCATGGTGCGTTCGAAAACGACTTTGTAACATTTTCTAGTGCAGCGTCCCTCGGAGGAAACGTAACGGCTGCTGTTCTCAACAAAGAGCATCAGGTAGTAAATGTGCCCGATGCCAACACGTACACCATTTCTGTAAGCGTTGCCGCTAATGGCTCTGATACTGGGAATGGCGGCAGCAGCACGGTTGGTGCGTATCAAATCAACGTGGGTCTGGATACTACTGTTGGTGGCACTGGTTGGGGCGCAGGCACCTGGGGAAGAGACGGTTGGGGAGATGCTGCATCTGGCGGCTTGACGACCACAAATGAAATACGTCTGTGGTCGCATGATAATTTAGGAGAAGACCTTCTTATTAATCCTAGAGACAGTGGCATATTCTACTGGGACAAAACAAACAACCTGTCAACAAGAGCCGTTGAGCTTTCTACTTTAACTGGTACGAAACGTAGTGTTCCGCAGATTGCTAAACAGGTTCTTGTGTCTGACCAAGACAGACATGTTATTGCTTTTGGGTCAGACGGACTTGGTGGGGCTTCGGATACGCAAGGCAACGGCACACAAGATCCTTTGTTAATTAGGTTCTCATCGCAAGAGAACCCGATTGATTGGTTTCCAACATCCACTAACACCGCTGGTGATCTGACACTTGGAGCCGGGTCTACTTTTGTGCAGGCGGTAGAAACCAAACGAGAGATTCTGGTGTGGACAGACACCGCTCTGAACTCAATGCGGTTTATCGGGCCACCTTTTACTTTTGGTCTACAGCAGCTTGCCTCGAACATCACCATTATGAGTCCGAACGCTGCCGTCGCAACCGAAGACGTTGTTTACTGGATGGGTATCGACAACTTCTATGTGTACGCAGGTCAAACTCAGCAGCTTCCATGCACGGTCAAAGACAAAGTGTTTTTGGACTTTAACCTAGAGCAGTCCGACAAGGTTGTTTCAGGCATTAACTCTGAATTTTCAGAAGTATTCTGGTTTTACCCATCTGCTAGCAGCACTGATAATGATCGTTATGTTGTATACAACTACGGCGAGAAGGTTTGGTACTTCGGCAACCTCAGTCGTACAGCATGGCTGGATCGTGGTGTCAGAACATTCCCGATAGCTACCGGCAGTCAGTACATATACAACCACGAACTTGGCTATGATGACGATGGATCTGCGATGGACTCCTTTATTGAGTCCGCTGCGATTGACATTGGCGACGGAGACAAATTCACGTATATACAAAGAGTGATTCCGGACCTGACGTTTAACGGGTCAACCAATCTTAGCAGTCCTCAAGCCACGTTTACTGTTAAGGCTAGAAACTTTCCCGGTGCAAGTTTCGATAACACAGCCTCGGGAGATGCTATTCGCACAGCTAGTTCTCCGGTTGAGACCTTTACGAACCAGTTGTTTTTACGAGCACGGGGGAGGTCTTTTGCGTTGCGTGTGGAGTCGCAAGCGTTGGGGGCT